GCCCCCTGTTGGGGCGTCCGTTACATCGAGTTAACCTCGATTCCAATAGTATGTTAGAAACCAGAACAACTGACGATCAAGGAGAGATATTCCCAGTTCCTACGGCTTGGAAGAAGTTTAACCCCTTCGACAAGCCATGGCCTGGTAATCCTCCCGACATCGTTTTCCGTTCGGATAGTAGCTACGTAACTAGCGATTGCATCAACAGTTACGAAGCCATGACTCCGAATAGTTCTGCCTCTCGGGAGTGGAAGTCGTTCACGCATTATATTCGCGCGTACGATCTCCCACGTCCTTCAGGGCAGAGTATGCTTCCGATCTGCAGTGACCTTTGGTCGCCGTGGTACGGGAGTGACGTCTGGTGGCAGTATTATGTCCATGATTTTCGGGACATACATCCGTCATCGAGACGTCTGTTGTGGCGTACGTCTGAATCAACCATTCAGACTGTGTTTGACCCATGGTCGGCACATCCTACTATGTTCGATCCTAATCCCATTATTGCGGGGGAATATATAAACCCCCCCGACGAGATTCAGGATTACTTGCAGCGCGCATTGAAAACAATGTGGCCTGCCGTAAAGCCGCGCCTATCTATCCCTAATACTCTATATGAGTTGAAGGACTTTAGGTCGTTGCCTCGAACACTCAATGGTATCGCACAATTCGGCTTGAAGGGCGCCGGGAAACAGAGGCTGAAAAATATTGCCACTGCTTCCTATCGTCGTCAGTTAAGTCGAAGTGCCCGCGGGATCGTTCGATCCGCGGGGCGCAATACCCGTGAGGGAGTACGTACAGTATCTGACGCTTACCTCCAAAAGGAGTTTAACGTCGGTCCACTGTTATCAGACATCGCAGGTTTGTTCCTGGGTGTCCAACGTGTAGCAGACGAGATGTACAAACTGTTATACGATGCCGAAAGACCTCAGAAAAGGTATTTTCGTTACACCTTTGATGAGTTTAAGCCTGAATCTACGTTGTACTACAACTATAATCCCATCGAGGGCCAGAATTGGCCCTGGTACGGAAGTTATTGTACGACGGAGTCGGCTTACAAACAGTCTGTGTTCAACGCAGAGATGCGCTTCAGTTATTACTATAGCGCATTCCGCATCGAGTATGCTCGGGTGTTGTCATTGTTGGATAGTATCGGGGTGAATTTAAACCCCGCCATTATCTGGAATGCCATACCGTGGAGTTTTGTAATTGATTGGGTTATCGGCGTGAGCCGATGGCTTGACCAATTCAAAATCCGTGCGTTTGAACCGGTGGTAAACATACTAGGCTTCTGTTGGAGCATTAAGCGCGAGCGCTGGATTCGATCTCATTATGAGGTCGGCCAAAACTGGCACAGATTGCACCACCAGGTAGTCCAGATGCCGGATGTCCGCGAGGTGGCTTACCGCCGCCACGTTGGATTTCCGGCACTAAGCTCGTTTACGACGAGCGGGATTAGTTTACACGAGCTAGTCCTTGGTGCTGCCTTAGGTTTAACCCGAAGGCGAAAGCACCGCAAGAAAGTTCGTTACTGATCAAACTAGGCATGTTATCCAACACGCTAAACACAAACGAAGTTAAGAACTCGGCAGGGACTGAAGTTGAATTCAGTCGTCTGTCGACCTCGGACCGTCAGACTGTGTTTTCTCAACTTAATGAGACACCCAGTCTGCCGCATCGGCTCAGTATTAAACACACTGAGTCCGGTACGGGTATGAAACAGCGCCGTCGCTCGGTCGTCCGTTTTGACAAAACTGTCATCTCGGGCGTCGATTCGATTACGCCTATCACCAATTCTGCATACCTCGTCGTTGACTACCCCGTCGGGGCGTCAGCGTCGGGTGCAGAAATGGCCAATACACTCGCAGAACTCGTTTCGTTCGTTGCCTCTTTAGGCGCGACGACTACGATTCTTTACGATTGTACTGGTAACGGTGCGGTGGCATTGCTGCAGGGCGGGCTGTAATTATAGCCCACAAATCAGCAGTGATTCTAAGGGGGGACGCAAGTCCCCCCTTATCTTCGCGAGTGGTACCCAAGAAAAGTACCTACACACCTGTAAACAGGCGTGCAAAAGCCCCTAGGGGTTCTTGCATCGTCGGTTGACATGATGGGTTCGGTACAGTCATCTGTAGTACGCCTGCCGATGAGAAGATGGGATTATATTCCGAATCTTCTTCATCAGTATCGCGATACCCCAGTGGCAATGGATTGGATCGGCTGACTATGAAGCCACTTCCTTTCGGAATGCTGACCAAGACGCGAAAGCGCTTTGGTGGTACTCCGTTGGGGATACTGACTTCGTATTTAGTTGGTCTGTTCATACTAATTGGGTGCTGCTCTAGGAACGTGAAAGAGTGCGTGCTCTAGGAGTTATACCATATGGATAACAATAAGAGCCTAGAAGAGTTAGATCTCTTCACCGCACTGCTTCATGACGTCCAAAAACGGCACGAGGCTGTATTCGATAAACGAGCGCTCAAGCTGACCACTGACAAAGTGGCAGCCCGCGTCCGTGATGAGGGAAAGCGCTTCCTTACGGTTGCGTTGCCCCGCCTTGGTAAGGCCTTTGATAAGGTTCTTGCCTCGGATACTCTAGCACTAAATTCGAGTGAGGTGGGCTTTGAATGCCACCCTGACTTGAAGGGAGTCCCCCATTTCTTGGGAGAACTCTTTGCTAAGGTACTCGATTCAGACGGCCTGCCCCTCATTAGGGCAGGTTGGTGGGGCCAGTTAAATACTGGTCTTACTTCTATCAACATCCAGCGAACGGGCACTCAAGGACTTTTCCATGGGTGTATTGTTCGCGAGGACGTACGTAGTGGACATTATGCTCCGAGAGGAGCATTAGTGTCCGCGCAAACTCATGAGCTCTTTAGGAATAACCTGAAGAGGCATGTTGTGCGTGACAAAACCAGATCTTACGGTGAAGGCGATAAAGCCTTTAGCGTGGAGAGCTGGTATAGTTACGAAGATTCCGAGGCCAGCTGGCGCGAAATGTGTCAGCAAAACCTGCGGAGTTGGTCTGCGTTACACGATAGTATCGTGCAGAGCATCAGAGATATACGGTTAGTTCTGTACCTACTGTACAAATATGAACTCCCATACACTCGGGACCAAGAACAACGGGTTCTCCTCCAGTTCGAAGGAACGGAGGGTGAACTTAATGATAGCACGGTTCCTGCTATTCGTCAGCTTTCTGACGATATTGCAAGGATGCCAACTCCCACCCGACGCCGCAGGTATAAACCCCGGAATAGGCTGGATTTGGCAATCGAAGCGCGAAGACTCCTTAACGGGGTCTTCCAACACTTCGAGCCGCTCGACATTGTTCCACGGCACGGTCCTGGGGCGGTTGCCACAAGGCAACGCCTCTGGGACAAGTTCCAATGGGACAATGTATCCTCTAAGATAACAGACAGATTCCCTTTAGACGCGTATTTTTATGCGTCTATTGGGGCTGTCTGTGATAAGTATCGTGAATTTGTGAAAGTTCACGATGCGACTCTTCCGGCACGTGTTGTTATGGTGCCGAAAGATTCGAGAGGGCCTCGCTTGATCTCCTGTGAACCCGTTGATTTTCAATGGATTCAGCAAGGGGTCGGACGAGCGATAGTATCACACGTTGAAGCGTGTCCACTCACAAAGTGGAACGTGTTCTTCACAAACCAAACACCGAATGGTCTCGGAGCTATTTTAGGCTCTGCGACCGGAAAATACTCTACACTAGACCTTAACGAGGCCAGTGATAGAGTTTCGGATGTGTTGGTTCAGTTACTCTTCCCGCCGCACATCTATGATGTGTTAACGGCCTGTAGGAGTGGTTCAACGGAGCTACCTGATGGAAGGGTTTTAAAACTCCAGAAATACGCGCCAATGGGGTCAGCATTATGCTTTCCCGTATTGGCACTTAGTGTATGGAGCATCCTGACAGCAGGCGCACCTGATGCAGACACGGCAAGCCGTGTTTTAGTGTACGGCGATGATGTGATCGTCCCAACGGGTTATGCCGCGGACGCGATCGAACACCTCGAGTCATTTGGTTTAAAAATAAACCGTGACAAAAGTTGCACCGAAGGAATCTTCCGAGAATCCTGCGGCGTTGACTCTATTCTAGGAGTCAATTGTACGCCAGTCCGTTTTAGGACTGTTTGGTCATCAAGCCCAACCGCTGCTGCCTACGCCTCATGGGTCGCTTATGCGAATTCCATGTGGGACAGGCAGTGCTTTGGTGTCTACGACTTGATCGTAGATAGGCTGGAGTCCGTTTACGGGCCCATTCCTAGCAGTGACATGGTCCCTAAGGGATCGTGTCCTACGTTACCAGAAGCAACTAAGTTAACTAGCAAGATACGCATCCGAACCAATAAGGCTCTCCAAAAGAGGGAATATAGGGTTCGCTGTGTATCTACCAAACTACTAACAAAAGAGATCGATGGGTGGTCCATGCTCCTCCGCTACTTCACTGAAGCGGGTGGGAGAGGATCCGTCCAAGAACCTTGGGTTAGTGGTTTATTAGTGCAAGAAGCTTTGGGAATAATCCCGGACCTTCCTGCATTCTCAGTCAGACAGTACACACCACGAGACGCGAGCATACTCGTGTATCGATGGCGGTGATGAAACGCCCCCCGAGAGGGGGGCGTTTTGGGGTCGCAAGACCCCTGGGCAAGGAGTAAGCAGAGGCTTCT